CGCGGCTTCTCGGGTTCCGGCTGCGGCGCTCGAAGCGGGGGGCGGCGCAGCGGCCGGACGGTGCGACGGCTCCGCCCAGCCCAACGCCTCCTGTTCGGATGGCGGCAGGATGTACCTGTCGAAGGCGCCCGGCCCATAGACGGCGTCGGCGGTCTCGCGGTGACCGAGCACCTGTGCGCGGTATTGCTGGTCGGCGCTCCGATAGACGGCTTCAGCGGCGCGCAAGGTCTTTTCGCGGATCTCGGGCGTCAGCTTGCCAGCTGAGTTGATGAACTGGGTCAGCTCGCCGATGCCGCCGGAAATGCCGTCCGACTTCATCTGGGCGTCCATGTCAACGGGCCGCACGACGCCCTGGTTAATCAGTTGGTTGAGGCCCTTGAGCATGGCGATATCGCCACTGCCGTTCTGGAGGCCATAGCCGGCCTGCACGGTGCCAAAGCTCTGGCGAGCGGTGCGGGCAAGGTCCACGGTGGGGCGAAGGGCGTTCTGGATGGCCTGTGTGCCGGCCACCAGGTTCATCGGCGCGCGCGGGTCCGCCTCGCTTCCGGGGATCGCGCCTTGGCCTCCACGCGGATTGTACTGGTAGCCTGGGGCGGGCTTCTGCGGCACAGTCGGGTCGTTGGTCGAACCGGGAACGTAGTGCTCCCGATAGGGCTGGCCAGGAGCCGAGACGACTTCCTGTCCCGGCGGCGGCGCGGTGAGCTGCTTCGGATTGCCGAGCGGGTCCACCGAGAAGGTGGTTCCAGGCGCGGCGGGGACATGCAGATCGGCGGCGGAGGCGATCCTCGTCATCGCCGCCTGCGGTACCGGAATCGCCATCCCGGGCAGCCGGTCGGTCGGGTCCTTCGGGATGTAGAACGGGACGCCGTTGATCATCGTGATCTGGGCTTCGACTGGCTCCAGCATCTTCTGGCGGTACTGGTCGGCCAGCGCGACGCCTTCCGCGTGGTGGCGCGGATCGCGCAGCAGGCTCGTCACATAGTCGATCTTGTCCTGCGACGGCCTCCAATGCGGCCATGCCGCGGGCAGCACCCCTGCCGGAGGCGCTTGGGGAGTGACGCCGGCAGGGGCGGCCCCGGCGGCCTGCGGGGAAAGCGCAGGCGCTGAAGCAGAAAGATCGGCGCCAGCGCTCAATGCGGGGTCGGGCGGTGGCGGAGGCGGGGCATCGATAGGCTGACTGCTCGGCGCGCTGGGAGGCATCGCCGAAGCGACCTGTTGGCCTCCGCCGAAGAAGACGTGGTTTCCGATCCGCTGGCCGCCCCCGCCTTGCGCCCACTTCGGGATGTGACCATAGAGCCGTTGAGTCAGGTCCGGGTTCAGGAACGCCTGCGCGCCGTTGGTCGGGTCGGGCGTCTGACCGGACAGCACGCCGTCGGCCACTTGGCTCGCAATCGCTAGCGCCTGCGGATCGGGCTGGACGCCGTTCTGGATGCCGGTGAACTGGTGGGGCTGGTGGATAACGTCGTAGAGGGAGGCCGCGCCGCCATAGCCGCTCTTGAGGCGGTTCAGGGCGACATGCATGGCCGCCGCGATCCCGTTTGGACCCTCCCCGCCCGCCTCAACAGCGCCCATCCTGATCAGCGCGTCGCGGTCTTGGGGACTATACTGCACTTGGCCCAGGTTGGATTGCGGCGGCGGGATATCGGCTTGCGGGGGAAGCTGGGGGAGCGGAGGAGCTTGCGCTTGGGGCGCACCGTCGATAGCCGCGCCGCTCGGCGCAGCGGGCACGAGGCCAGCTAGCGAACTGGCGGTCTCCGCGCCCTGATCGGCGCGCAGCGCGTCCATCACCGCGTTCTGGCCCTGGTCTACCTTGCGGTTCAGGATCGCGGCCGCGAGCAGCTTCGCGGCCAGTTCTCCGCCGGAGTGGATGTTCTCCGAACCTGTAGTAGTCAGTTGGCGCAGCGCATCGGTGAGGTAACTCGACCGGCGGAGGGCCTGTTCGGTCTGCGGGCCGTAGCGCATGGCCACGGCGAGGTCCTGCGGCGTGTTGATCCCCGCCGGCATGGGAGAGATGCCAAGCTGGGCCATCTCAGAGCGCCCCGAGCGGTAGGTAGTTCACCGCCAGCATCCCATCCGCACGGCGCACCACGAGATCGGGCCGAAGCTTGCGGAGTTCCTGCGCCATGATGCCGATCTGCACCGGGCCGCCGGCCCGATATCGGAAGCTCCAGACCCTCACGCCGTCCTTGCGGGTGCGCAGGTGGCGGCGACTGGTCTTGAGCCGGCGATCTGAACCGAGCAGCGCCGCAGAGCCCAGCGAGAACAGGCCGCCCATGAGGCCGGATTGTGACTGTGCGGCGCGGTTGGCATTGGCCTGTGCGACCTGCGCGGAGAGCGCGTTGGCGCCCACAACATCGGTAGGCGCGACCTGGCTTGGCGTGTACTGGACACCGGTCGGAGTGGCGACTTGGCCCAGGCCCAGAAGTCCGGTGAACTGGTTGATCGGCTCGTTCTGGATGTAGGCGCGCTCTTGCAGGCCCTGCTGCCGGGCCTGATCGCTGAGCTGGGCGTTCGTCTGGGCGAGCTGCGCCGCAGACGCGTTCTGGCCGAAGCCTTGCGCCTGGGTCTGATTGTTGAAGCCGGCCAGCCCCTGGTTCTGGGCGTACTGCTGGGCGGCGGCCGAGTTGGCGAACTGACCCTGGCCGAGGTCTTCCCCGAACAACATTTGCTCAGCGGTGTTCCCCTGGTTTACCGCGTCGCGTTGGGCGGTGGCATAGGCGTCGTTCCGGGTGCGCCCGAAGTTCTCAAGCGCCGTCTGGTAGGCGTCGGAATTCTGGCTCAAGCCTTGGTTCGCAAGCTTGGTGCGAAGTTCGTTCTCGCTCTGGGAGAACTGCGGATCGAGCCGCGACGCGGCTTGGCCGTAAGCCGCGTCCTGCGCTTGGCGGTTGGCGCCGGCGAGATCGGCGGGTCCCACATGGCCCTGCACGGCCTGCCCCGGGTCGAAGCTGTATTGTAGGCCCTGCCCCGGACGCAGACCGGACAGATCCACCCCACCTTGCAGGTCGGGAAGCTCCGTTGTGGTCAGCGGCGTGGCCAAGGCGTCGTTGACCCGGCCAAGCTGGGTGTTTGCGGTGCCGAGCGCGCCGTTCTGCGCCTGCTTGGAGAGGTCGTAGGTCTGCTGCTCCTGCGGGCTGAGCGCGGTTGTCTGCGTATAGCCGCCCGGCGCGTTTGGGTCGGGGGTATAGCTCACCGTCCCGGTCGGGCCGGAGGTGTTGATCAGGTTCAGCTTCTGTTGAGCCGTCGCGCTGGCGATATTCGCCGCCGATTGCGCGTTCGCAACGGCGACCGGATCAGGAGGCGGCGGTGAACTCTGACCCTTTTTCGAAATCGCCCGCTCTCCTGCGACTATGCCTTGGAGAACCGTTGCGGACTCGTCGCCGGAAAGGCGGTGTTGCAGTCGGTCTTATCGGGCAGTCTGCGCGCGCGCGGGGCGTTCTCAGTGGATCGCGGTTGGCCGGTTGAAGCGGCTCGCCTCCCACTCCTTGCGGAGCAGGCCGGAGATGATCGCGTCGTCATCGCCGAAGGCTTGGCGCACGCTACCCTCCCGTTTGAATCCGAAGCCGTCGAGGAACTGCCGCGCCTCCCGGGCGCGCTTCGGCGTGCAGCCGGTCACTCGCCGGCAGCCCAGCGTGTTGAACGGGTAGCCCATCAACTCGCGGATCAAGTTCGGCGTCAGCCACTTGCGGGTACTGGCCGCGAAGGACATCTCGACGCTGGGGCAGTCCGGATCGTAGCTGTGATAGACTACGCCCGCCACGAGCTCGCCTGCCGAATTCAACACCCCGATAGCCTGGCAGGCCCCGAAGGGCGTGGCCGGGTCGCGGGCCATCCGCTTGGCCACATATGGGATGCGCCATCCGACCCAAGCCGCCACCTCGTCGCTGTGACCGTATAGGAGCCTCAAAGCTGGCCGCCAACTTTGAACATAAGGTCGAAACCGACGCATTGGATTTCGACGTCGAGCGGCAGGTCAGGACGCGTCAGGATATGGTCAGTCCCGCCGGGACCCACGAGGGCGAGGCTGGTGAGGTCGGAGGTCACCGCAACCCGATCCTCGTCGTCGGTGCTCTGAACCGCGAAGCGCATCCGAGGCGATCCCACGTAGCCGTCCCCTGCCGCGCCGGTCCAGTCGTCGCGGATCAGCGAGGAGTCGTCGGGTGAGATATCGCCGGGCGCCACGACGGTCTGAACCGCGGTCGGCAGGGTGGACTGGTCGTAGTCGGTGAGCACTTGCAAGGCCGGCGCTATGATCGCCGGGCAGCGCAGGAGCGCCCGGACCATGGTGAAGACCTTGGTGATCGTCCGGTTGCCGAAGTCCTGGAAGGCCGGCAGGACGTCCGGAACGATGAACTCGCCGTTGTCACTGGCGCCGATGTCCCATTGGTAGACGCCCGCCGTCGAGCCGAAATAGATCATCCCGTTGGCGATGCCCCAGCAGAAGGCGTCGATGCCGGTGAAGCGGCACCATCCCCCGCCCTGGTTGGCGCGCACATACTGCACGGAGACCCCAAGTTCGGCGGTCGGGACATTGACGATGGTCAGGCCGCCCCGCCCAGAATAAAGCACCGGCTGCCAGCCGAAGTTCGCGCCATAAGACGAGGCCGAGGCCGCGAAGGTTGGCCCGATGAGGTAGCTCATCGCCTTGTCGCCCTGCTCCTCGGGAGGCACGCGCAGGATGCTGGAGAGCGCGAAAACTCCGGCCTCGGTGAGGATCAGGAGGTCGGCCCCGTACTGGATCACGGCGCGGTCGCCGATGGGCTTCGGAACCTGCCATACGCCCACCAATTCCCAACTGTTCGCGTCCGACGGGTCGAGACCTTGGAAGACCGCGACCTGACCCCTTGTGGTCAGATAGACCGCGTAGTCGTCCGGCCCCTGGCCTCCGTCCAGAGTCAGACGCCCCATGCCGGCGAAGTTCCCTCCCTCGGAGAACACCGGACCCAAGTCGAGCAGCTTGGCCGCCCCGGCGATGGCGTTGATATCGAGGAACCAGACCCGCAGGCGAGACTTCTCCGCGAAGTGCAGCCGGAACTTGTGGCTCATCACGAATTTCAGGTCGGCAGGAACCAGGGTGATCGCACCCGACGTGCCTGTGATCGCGTTGGCGGAGAAGGTCGATCCGTCGTATTTGATCGGGTCCTGTGCGCCATTGGCGAGGATGGCGAACCGGCCCGCGTCGTTGGCGAAGTTGGTATAGTTCCAGCGCGAGGTCGCGGCGCTGGCGTAGGAGGACGAAGGCAACGCGCCCGCCGTAGTCACGTCGATGATATGGGCCCCCGCTGCGGCGAAGATCTTGTCCGCCGCGCCTTGATAGCAAATCAGCGTCTCCACCGGGTCGGCGGTCCCGGTGCACTGCTCGATGAAGCCGCGCCGGACCTCGATGGAACTGCCGCGTGGAATCCAGTTGTCGAGGATGACCGCATGATCCTTCGGCATGGACGCGAGCGCGTTCTGGGTATCCCAGCCGCCGACCGGGGCCGGGATTGAGCGTGCGACGGCGACCTGCGCTCGCCTGGTGGGGCGAAGCGCCACTCTCATTTGGCAACCCACCCGCTGGAGCCCACGCCGCTCTCCTTCACATAGGCCGTGGTGTTCGCCCCGCCGTCCGTCCTGAGATAGAGCGAGCCGACCGGTGCGGTGACGACACCGGCGGGCGAGCCTGGACCGGAGAGGACCTTGACCGTACCAATGATGATGCCGGCAGCGGGGAAGGTCTGAACCGCCGTGAAGGCGTTGGCTGTCCCGAAGATGTTCGCGAACAGCGCGTTGAGCTGCTTGCGGAAGGACTCCAGGTTCTTGATGATCGGAATGACGTAGGCCATGGCTACGGAAGCCCGAAGGAACCCTCGGGCAGGTTCGCGAGATAGGGCGGCAGGATTCGATGCGGGCCGCCGATGTCGAGCGCGCCGGACCCACCGTCCTCGCCAAGCGCCTTGGTGATCTCGCGCTCCGCTGTCGCCATGTCCTCGGCGTAATCCAGACCCTTCGCGGCCAGGAACCGCCACTTGATGTCGAGGATCAGCAGTTCTTCGTCCAAGAACGTCCCGTCGTCGTCGGACGTGAACATGGCCTTGGCGAC